CGAGGGTCTCAGCAACCCGCTTGAGTTTAAAGCTCGGCATCTCAGCTCTCATAGGTGCTAATATACGACTTGCTAGAGTCAAAACATCCTGCGAATCTGCCCAAAAATAAGATCCAAAAAATGCGCTGCCATTATGCTGGAACCACTTCCGGAAAAACACATCGTCGAAAGATCTATTGTTATATCCTATTAAATGGAACTTGTCTCTCTTATTAAAGCGGTCAACATATCCAGAAAGAGTAGCTTCTAATTTGCTAAAAACTAGGCCCATAGGTTCGTAAGATCTTATTTGCTCCTCAGTCACTCCACAAACGGTCATAGCGTCAACATTAATTTTACACTTTATATGCGGCGCCACTTTAAAGTTTAATTTTTCTTTGACAACCCCGCCTATCTCAATAATAGCAGAAATCTGATGTACAGAGTGCTGACCAGGGTTGGTTCCAGTAGTCTCCAAATCGTAATAGAATTTTTTCATTGCTTTAATTTTTCAAAGTGTTCTAGGCTCTTTGAAATATCCATACATAGCGCTATAGTAATCCAAATTGATAGCAGTATAGACATTAAAAAATCTTCAAAACTATTTAACGCTGGCCAAGTAAAGCCAATATCTTTTAGGACATAAATTGATATAAAAAAGGCTGCTATTCTCATACGTTAAATATTTGTTCTTTGTTGATGAAATTACCTAGTTGGTGGCACTTATATATTTTAGGAGTTAACCCCTTTTGCTTTTGCGTATAATCAAAAAGCAGAACTGGGTAAGGGTTACCTTCTTTATGGATTAAAAAAGTATATTGAGTAGAGCCAAATTTACCCATTATAGCTATTTTAAAACCCTTGAATTTAAAAGTTTGAACGTCACCATTATCATCCATTCTAAGTTGGATAATTGTATTTAACGCAAGTTGCTTAGATATTCTAAAAGAGTTTATTAAAATACTCCAAACTAAATCGGGGTCGCCGTTGGCTATTACTTTTAAATTTTCTATAGACTTGCAAGCTTCAATTTTAGAACAGCTGGTAATTCTACAAATATTTTTTCTTAAAATATACATAGCGTAAGACATTTCGTCAGGAACAGTAAAAGTCATATTTCTAAAGTTTGGTGTTCTGAAAATTTATAGCCGCAGTTAGTACAGATTTGGTCGCCTTTTTCTGCTTTAACAGAAGCCAATACTTTATAGGTGCACGGCTTAATAGCGTCTAAATTAATAGAACTAACCTGCTTTGGATAATTAATTTCGTGAGCTGATATTTTACATCCACAGTCGCGGCAAATAGAATTGCCGAACTCAGCGTTTTCTATTAAGGTATATGTTTTGTTGCAGACGTTACTACTATTTAACTCCTTGGCATAGCTACCCACATTCCTAGAAATACCATCAGCAGTGTCGATAAGCTTTTCGAGACTAGCAGCTTTGCTAAGATACCATTTTTCTTTTTTAATTTCTTGCTCCATACTATCTTTATGGCCAAGGCGCATTCGGTATTTAAAAGCAGTCATTATACAATATTGCGTAGCGGCTTCTGGACCCCATATCCTAATCATCATATCAATGACTTCAACAGGGTATTGCTTGTAGTGGTCAGGATTTATTTGATCTTTCATGATAATATATATTTTATAAACAAAATTAAAAATAGGATAAACGCTATTACATTTAAAGCACAACCGCTATGGTCCCTAACTGCCATAAAGTCTTTTCTGGTGTAATTCATAATTGTAGCAATTTTTTAGATTTAAGAATAGCCTTATAAGACTTTATAATTTTTTTGTTAGACTGTTTAACAAGTTTTTTCTTTTTCATAATTAAATAATTGAGTATTCCATAGCTATTAAAGACTCTTTAAGCTCGGGGGTTAGTAGTTCAACTTCCTCCTGAGACCATGCGGTCTCACTGAGTGGGTTATTTTTAGTAAGCTGGTATTTTATATAAGTGGTACCAATAACACGACCACAGACAGCTTTAGACGTGGTATCAACTTGACTAATAACCGCAAGCTGGTACCAAGTTTTTTTCTTTTTAAGGTACCGCCTAACGTTTACTATTTCAGAACTACTGTATATTTTTATCGGATAATATTCTCTTGCGTATTCCCAACCCACAACGGCAGTATAATTTTCAGAATCGTCTAAATTTTCAGCGGTGCCCCAAGCTAAATATTTATCATTTTTTTTCATGAAAACTACCCGCTTATACTCTGGTCCGTTATTATCAGATACCCACATTACTTTAGGATAAAAATTTTTAAAAAATAAATCGAAATTTTCTAGCGCAATAACTTCTCTCCAAAATCCATACCCTTCTTTTGTAAATTTCCAATCAAAACCACCTTGCTTTTTATTAGCGCTTGGGTTATTTTGAAAAGCAATTTCGCTTTTTTGATTTCCGTAAAATTCTTGATAGTAAAGCATTTTTTGAATTATTGCTAAAGGGAAGTTTTCTAATTTATTTTCCATTACTTTTTATTTTATAAATTACTCCGGAACCTTTACAAGTTGCACATTTTATTATACGGCCGGTTTTAGAATTTTGTTTCAATTTACGCCCGCCATTACATGATGGACACATAGCTTTTATTTTACTCATGTTAATATAAGGGTTTTATGGCGTCAAATTTAAAATCAATAAAATCTTCTATAAAATCTTCTAAAGCTTCAAAATCTACTTCTCCGTTATATACAGCGTTTTTATGTTTTTGCATACTAGAAAGTAGCCAATCAAAATTAACTCCGTACCGTGGCTTTTTAAGGTATTCTAAAGACTTTTTATATCGCCTAGAAACTATTCGTAACTTACGCATTGAATCAGTAAATTCTTTAGATTTTATATTATAAGTAGTTAAAACTTTTTTTGATTCGGCTAAAGAATAATCAAAAGATATTAAATACTTTTTATCTACTAAGGGCTTTTGCTTAGGGTATTTATTAAAAAATATTTGAAAATTTTTATTTCTAATAACTCTACTCCAAAAATTAAATCCTTCAATAGTAAACTCCCAAGTAAATCCCATACAGCTAAAACCTTTTGTAGATGCTTTTTCAAACACCGAAACATTTCGTTTATTGCCTTGGTCAACTTGGTGCCAAAGCATCCGCTCCACTATTTCAACCGGAAAATTTTTTATATCACCTTTATACATAACACTACTTTTACAAAGTTAAAAAATAGAGACTGCAAGCAACTGACAAGGTATCGCTGCAGCCTCCTATAATAACAAACTATGATTTTTTAGCGTACTGATGTTCGCTTTTAAATAGCTCTTTAATTTCTTTTAAATCCTTACGTAAGGCCTTTAGATCGTAGTCAATACAGTCTAAAATTTCTTGGTAGTGTTCTTTTGTTACAAAATTTTCTGTAAATAGGTCCATTTTACGGATCCAAAAAGGGTTAGCTCCATTTGTAATGGTGTCAAACATTGCAGGATAAATTTCATTAAACTCTCGGGTAATTGTATGGTTACAACCAAACTTAGCTAGCTTAACAATATTTATCATCCGGTCGCCGATAATATCAAGCAAAGCTTTTTGTGGAAAGTTATAATTTTTCTTTGGTACGCGGTCGCTAATTTCCAGCTCTATTCTTGGATTGTTTGCGTCTACAAAAGTATCAGCATCACACCAAACTTCCCAATGGTTATGTGGCCTTGCATTTTCCCACATACCATCAGAAATTTGACCGGATAGCTCGTTTATAAATAGGTGCCTTTGCTCGTTAGTTCTGAAATAGATTTTCATGATAAATTATTTTTAGTTTTTTATTGATTTTATAAATTAGAAATATAAGTATTTACTGTTAAAGAAACTAAACCAATAGTAGCTCCCGGTGCTTGCTTAAAACAATCATAATTAAAAGAAATAGACTGGCTTACATTTTCGCAATTATTTAATACTAATTCTACTATTTGTAATTTAGCTTCTAAATCGAATTTATTAAGGTTTGGTTTAAGAACTTGGATTCGATTTGCAATTATTTGTAAAGTTGTCATCTTAAATTATTTTTAGTTTGTTATTGATACTGTAAAGATACAGCATTTATTGACTTATGAAAACTTTTTCTTAGTTTTTTTTAAGATTATTTTCAATAAAAAAGATGGCTGGAGTCCAATTACTTGGAAACCAGCCACTTAGCATTCAATAACAAATAAAAATAATTTTAGCTACCGGTAGATCCAAAACCTCCTTCGGCTCTTTCAGACACATGACCAAATAACATTTCTTTAGATTCCACTACCTCTATACCTGCATAACTTACCGGTATTAGTAAAAATTGCACAAGCTTTTCACCTGCATCTATTCTTACTTCGGTGCTTCCAATATTAGTTACATGCAGATGAATTTCGCCTTGGTAGTCTTCGTCAACTACACAGGCTCCTACTTGTAGGCCTTTCTTTAAAGCTACTCCAGACTTGTTGAAGGCTATCAGAGCGAACCCTGGTGGTACGTCTGCAATAATACCTGACGGAATATTTACAGACTGTCTAGGGTAAACAATTAAGCTAGTAGATTTGTGGTATGGCTGTCGGCCATTAGGCACGTAGAAATCTAAGCCGGCACTTTTAGAAGTACCTCTAGTAGGTGTTTTTACGTTTTTAACTTTGGTGATTTTCATAATTTTAAATTTAGATAATAATTTAGTTTTGAAAAAACATTAAGGTTCTAAGTAGGTTATTATAGTCGCCACTTGTGCCTTCATTTAATACGGCTATAATATCTTCTTGAGGCCAGTCAGCTTTTTTTGCGGCCCTTTTGAAAATGCCAAGTAAGTTAAAAGCGTTTCCATTTTGACCAACAAGAGTAAAATCTAGCTTGCCATTTCTTTTTAGAATTTCTTTCATGATTACAATGTTTTAGCATACATCTGAGCCTTTATAGAGGCCTCAGACACATAATTATATAAATTGAAGCGGTTTATATTAATGTTATCAAAAGTAGTGCTAGAATCAAAATTAAAGCTTGCAGGTCTATGCCTACGTTTTTTTAATTGTTGCTTTATTAAAGGTATGTGCGGGCCGTAAAAATGTACATTACTTAGATCCGCTATAAGAGTATGGAACTGGTACCCTGTTTGTAGCTCAATTAGTTTGCCCATAAAAGCATATAGAGCTATATCAAACGGTAAACCTAAAAAAGTATCTACAGATCTTTGGTGCCACTTTAAATCAAAAGCCATTTTGTCGGAATTAATTTTTTTAGGTAATACCTCAAAGGACCAATGACACGGAGGTAAGCACATTCTATGTAGGTCACTAGGGTTCCAAGCAGTAACAATATGCCTACGATTAAACGGATTTTCTTTTAAATTAACTAAAAGACTTTTTAATTGGTCTATAGTATCTAAAAAGCTATCTGTTTCAGATTTATTCCATTTTCTCCATTGGCATCCATAAATAGGTCCAGCATAAGTAGGAGCCCGTAATCCAGCTACTCTAGGGATTATATTAAAATTAGCTACATCTTTATCCCAAATTTTTACGCCGTTATCGCGAAGGTAATTAATATACTCAGAACCACTAAGCATCCAAATAAATTCATGAGCTACTGTTTTCCAGAATATTTTTTTAGTAGTCAGTAGTGGAAAACCATCCGACATGAAATAGCTAAAAGAATAATTTGATACTTGTAGCATATCAATATTGCTACGACTTTTATCTTGGTAGGTGAAACCGTCTTGTAAAACAGTCATACATACGTCATCGTATATTTTATCTATTACAGCCATTATTTTTTGGATTTATGAAAGTTATCTAAAGCTCCAATATAGGCGGCGGCATCAAGTAGATTGTCTTGCTTATAGGCGAATCGTTGCCGAGCCAATTTCATAGCAATCATGGCCGCATACATATCCTCAGTAGTACAGGTATTACCAGTCATAGCATTAAAAATATCCCGCATATTTTCCATGGTTTCACCGAATGGACCGTATTGGCGCTCTTTTTCTTCAGACCTAAGATTAACAATTTCGTTAGCTTTTTTTAGAATATTATCCATTAAGAACAGGTTTTAAGTATGTGATTAAAAACTAAAGATTTAGGATTTATATTGCTTAAATGATTAAGAGCCATAGTAATATTATGCACATCATTAGCGGTAGTACTTATTTTTGTACAAATAATTTTTTCGTCTTCTAAATCTTGTTGTATATCATTACGTAAAATCTGTAAACGCATTATAATTTGGTCAAAAGTTAAATTATCCATTTTAATTTATTTTAATTTGTTATTTAATCAGTGCAAGAATGACGTGCGTACCGTCTTTGGAAATCAATAATCCTGCCAGATTCCGTACTAAGCAATAAAACTCTTTCAGCTTCGTCCTTGATTGACTTGTACAAATTCTTTAAAGCATCTCTGAAAATTTCAGCATAAACTAATCCTTTTCTAAATGAAAGCTCAATGATGGTTCTTGCAGTTGCGTGTGCTTGTTTAAATATTTCAGATTTTGTCATTTTAAATTATTTTTAGTTTGTTATTGAATTTGAATCCGCAAACACTTTTTAAAAGTGTTTTTGTCTTCATGTTGATACTGTAAAGATACAACATTTATTGACTTATGAAAACTTTTTCTTAGTTTTTTTTAAATTAATTTCTACACTTTGGTCCAATACCCAAGGTTATAGACAAAGGTTCTGTTAATACCCGGCCACACTTACAGCACTTAGTATGGTGTAAGAAGTCAGCTTTAGGGTAAATTGAAACTCCTGAATTTAGGATCTTAATAAGCCAATTAATGGTTTTTACTGACTTAGAGAAGGAGGACTCATTTTTAGGGTAGTAGAGATACCGACCATTAACTATTTTTATACAGCCTATGTAGTTAAATTCAAGGTAAGAATAAGCTACCTTTACGTAATACAAACCCTCTATTTTTTTGTTTTTGGATATTTTTAGAGTTAGGTGTTCCCCGGAAATCTGAGACTTTATGGTAAATAAAGCCTTTCCGGCAAATATAAAATTAGCTACTTCAGCCTCTTTTATTGCTACTAGATTTGTCATGATAATTTATTTTTATTATGGATCCAAAAGTATTTTAAAAATACTTTTGTCTTCCTATTGTTATTGAAGTTAGCCACCTGAATGGTACTCAGGTGGCTATATGGACTACTTAGAAAACATTTGATTTAAAGCGAATAAAGTTTGAGCGTCAAAATCTTTGCTTGTAGGTGCAGCAGGAAGCTGATAGGTGTGTCTAATTTCGTTGAACTGCTTGTAAAGCTCTGCGCTAGTAATTAGTTGTCTGTAAGCTTCGTTTGGGGGTGTTTGTAGAGATAATAATAGATGGTGTCATGATAATTTATTTTTAGTTTGTTATTGATAATGTAAAGATAAGCATATTATCTAGTTTAAAGCGCTAAGGAAACGCTAAAGAAAGACTAAAATTTATTTACAATAGTAATTTTTGGGTACTTATACGCCAAATACACAGCAGCATTTAAAAAATTACTTAGATTAAAAGAGCTGGCTTGTACTCCTCCATCGCCCCACCTAAGAAATACCGTAACGCGGCCGCTACTATTCGGATGTGTTACTTCTACAAAACCTTTTGTACCATTTTGTAAAATTACATTTATAGGAGACTCATATACTCTTTTATGACATATTTTTGGTAAAGACATAATTTTTTATTTTTAGTTTGTTATTGATAATGTAAAGACTAAAATTTAATTTATCGTCTACGCTTGATTGAATACTTACGCATTCTATTATAGCGAGCTTTTTCTTTTTTCTCTTCTATTATTTCTAACCGGCGAGCTTCTTTTTCTTCAGGAGTTTTAATAAAAGGTTTTAAGTCTTCCAATGTTACTTCTAAATGCTTCCAAGAAAACGAAGGTCCCGCTCCGGTATAGATATACTCTTTTAGCTCTGCTCTTTCTTTTATATCAAGCAAAAAAGAATCATCATTTCTATAGATAGGACTATGTGGATTTTCTTTTAATTCATTTTTCATAAATTTTCGCATGGGAGACTTGTACTTATTAAGCTTAGACTTAGAAGTAATAAGTTCATCTAATTTTAAAATGTACCGGTATCTTTCTCCGTACCAGCCATTTTCAACGCACCATTCTATGTAAAGAACTAAATCTTGATTTTTCATAATAAAAGTTATTTTTAGTTTGTTATTGATAATGTAAAGATAAGCATATTATCTAGTTTAAAGCGTTAAGGAAACGCTAAAGAAAGACTAAAATTTAAGATATTTCTTTATTTTAGATTTAATAGCTTGCATAAAGCTTTCTTGGGTGTCCGTCTTACCAGCTAATGCTTTTATTACTTTTTCATCTATTGTATCTACCGCTTTTAGATGATGAATCATAACTACCTCCTCTTGTCCTTGTCGGTCAAGGCGGGCGTTAAACTGTTGATATAATTCTAGCGACCAAGTTTGACCAAACCAAACAATAATATTTCCACCAGCTTGGAGGTTTAACCCGTGACCTGCGGAGGCTGGGTGAGTAATCATTATAGGAATTTTTCCAGCGTTCCAATCCTTTATAATTTTACCGGAATTTTTACCGGAAGTTAACGCGACCGGTTTGTATTTTTTTAAAGCCTCTATTAACCTGTATTTATCATGCTTATAAGTGTAGGCGATTAAAACCGGTCTACCCCCAGACTGTTCGACAATTTGCTTAGCAGCTTCTATTTTTAAATCGTGGACTACATGCCAATTTTTATCTTCGTCATAAACAGCACCATTTGCAAACTGCAATAATTTATTTGACAGCGCTGCTGCGTTAACTGCAGAAATAGGCTCTCCTTCTACATGGTCAGCAAATATTTCTAAAACCTGCTCCTCTTCAAAATCATCATATTGCTTTTTAATTTTAGGTGGCAGTACAATATCTATGTAGTTGTTAATCCGGCCCGGTAAAGTTAAATAATCCTCAGACTTCATACTCATACAAATATCTGAAACTTTATCATGGATAGCTTCTTTTGCGTCTTTACGAATCCGGTAATTATAAACTACAGGGCCATTACGCATTCCTGCTTTAAAATATTGCGCTCTATAATCTCCTATAAATTTTCCAAGTCGTTCACCTCTATCAAGTAAATAAATTTGTGACCAAAGGTCTATAAGGCCATTTGGCGCAGGAGTTCCGGTAAGTATTAAAACTCTTTTAAAGCTAGGTTGAACTTTTCTAAGCGCTTTAAATCTCAAAGATTTGTGATTTTTAAAAGATGAAGATTCATCTATAACAAGCATATCAAAAGGTAACATAGATCCACCATACAAGCCGCATATCCAACAAACGTTGTCCCGACCAAGTACATAAATATCAGCCTCTTCTTTAAGAGCTGCTAGCCGTTGTTTTGGTGATCCAATTACTCTGGAAATTTTTAAACCTTTAAGATGGTCCCATTTATCTTTTTCAGCACTCCAAACATTTTCAGCAACATTTTTAGGAGCTACAACTAAAGTTTTATTTATCTCAAGCTCCTCATACATTAAGTATTTTATAGCAGTTAAGCTAGAAACCGTTTTGCCCAGCCCCATTTCCATCATAAGGCCGGCATGGGTATTACCTATAACATGGTCAACAGCCCCATTTTGGTAGTTGTGCATTTGATGTTGGTACAAAATCATTTTTTACTTTTTTCTAGTTCGTCTTCAATATTAGACCAAATATCATCGGTCCAATTATTTTTTATAAGATTTCTTAATCTATAAAAATCATCAAAAGTAGCGTTATAAATACACACACACCCAGTATTTGTAATAGCTAATGAGTTTCTATTTTTTGATATATAAAAAGTATCTGGCATAAAATAGTCGTCACCTAAATACTGTATGAATAACGCGGACTTAGTTCTTGCAAAAGCTTCTAAGCACTTTTTCATTTCAGGAAACCTGTTTGTACTAACTACTTTCATACTCCTCTATTAATTTTTGTATTTGTGTTGATGAATCTATTACATAGACTTTAAAACCTAGCCTACGAAGCTTAGAATGAACCACAGACTGAATTTTACGAGGTTTTTGGTTAGTAGTTTTTACTTCAACAAAAAATATACGCCCGCCTGGTATTAAGCACATCCGGTCCGGTAATCCATTAAAACTAATTGAGTTTAATTTTATGGCAATACCGCTTAAATTTTGTTTTACTTTGGCCGCTAGCTTTCGCTCTAGTAATTTTTCAGATTCCATATAATTAATCTAAATTTCGTGAATAATATTTTTGTTTTCCGTAAACTCCAAAGTTTTTGGTAGACTTAGATTCCGTCCACCCATCAAGTTGTCTCATTATTATGTTTATGTCTTTGGTATTGTACCTAGTCATACTGCTACGCTCATTGCCTAAGCATTCGCAAAATATCTCAGCCACGCAAACATAATCCCGTAGCTCTCCTTTATCAGTTTCTACGTAATCCTCTAAATAAGTTCGGCGGTTATAAAGA